ACAACCCAATAAATTCTATTACTGCTGGCATTATTCCTTACCTCCTAATCCTTTTATTACAATACCTTTATCTCTAGCTGCTTTTGTAAAATCTGCTTTTTGTGTACCTGCTTTCACATTTAACCCCTCAAAAATGAATTCCCCTGAAATAGCTACAGTTGTTTTAGTTTTCACAGTTGTTCCGTCAGCATTTTCCATAACTATTCCAAATAAATCAGTTCCATCTGAAAGTTCAGCAGTTGCATTTACAGCATCACTTCTTTTTACACTTTTACCTTGCGGCACTTCAAACTCCATATATCTGTGTCCTGTTCCACTTAAAAATTGTTCGCTGGTATATTCATTACCTTTTGCTACAAAATCCATTTATTTTCCCTCCTCTGTTTTTTTGTTCATTTTAGAAAAAATAGTCATAATATCAAGTCCCATAAACTTTTTTTCTTCTTTTTTGCCAGGCATTGTCCCGTCATTTGCAGCTGGTGGTATAAAATTATCTTGACTTTCGTTTTTAATATTTTGCAGCTTTTGAGCTTTTTCTTCTTTTTGCTTTTTCAAAATATTAATAGCCAACTCACTAGCTGAGATAGGATTTACATATTTTGCATTTTCTATTAATTCAGAATAATTATTAACTCCTATATCATCAATAGCTTTTATTCTTTCCCTTTCTTCCTCTTTTCCAATCTTTTTTCCCTCGTTTAATACATAATTATACAAATCAGGAAATTGGTTTTTTAACTCCTCTAAAGTCATTTTTACCTCCTTAGTGTTTTTTTTATTATCAACAACAGTATCTCTTGCTTTTCTAAAATTTTTAAATTTTGAAATATCAAAAGTCATGTTATTTATAATTAATTTATTTTCTACAAATTCTTTTCCCACTTCTTCATTCACGATTTCATCAACGAATCCATATTCCTTAGCTGTTTCTGCATCCATCCAAGTTTCATTATCCATTAATTCAGATAAAGTTTCCTTATCAGTTTTTGTTTTGCTTAAATATGTTTCAATAATGCTATTTTTCACTTTATCAAGCATTTCAACAGTTTTTTGCATTTCTTGATTATTCCCATAAGCAAAAGTAATTGGATTGTGAATCATAAATAAAGCATTTTTAGGCATTCTTACAGTATCACAAGCACTTGTTATGATAGTTGCAGCACTCGCTGCCAAACCATCAATATTTGCTGTCACTTTAGCTTTGTGATTTTTAAGAGTATTTGCTATTGCTACAGCACTAAATACACTCCCGCCTGGACTATTTATATGTAAAGTAATATTTTCCACATCTCCAAGGTTTTCTATATCTTGTTTAAATACCTTGTCGGATATATCATCCCAATACTCATCACTTCCTATGCTCCCATAAAGTATAAGTTCCGCCGTCTCTTCTTCCTCATTCTTCACTAGATTCCAAAATTTTAGTTGTTTCGGCATTTATTACCACTCCTTTCTCTTTTAATAATTTATTTTCTTTTGCTAAAATTCTTACATTTTGTTCAAAATCTCCACCATTAAGCTCTGCTGTTTCTCTAGTTCTAGTTGATAATCCATTATTAATTCTTATAACAGCAGCATTAGCCTCTTTTAATGGGTCAATTTGTCCTTGACTTGGTCCGTTCCATTGTGAACCGCACCAGGCTTTATCTATAAGAAAATCAGTTCCATAGTTTTTAAGTTCTACTCTCCCTAATAAATAAGCTTCATTTAACCATTCTTCATAAATTGGTTGAGTGAAATTTTCAGAAAACCACTCTCGTCTCTTTCTAAACATTTTCCATGCTTCTAAAAGTGCTGCACGACTTGCTGAATAACTTGCCGTAAAATGCTTAATCAAAAGTTCATACGGGACTTCTAAAGCACTTCCTATTTGTCTTAAAATACTTGTCACAAATGGATCAAATTGTGCATTTGGTCTTCCTGGATTAGTAGCTTTTGCTTTTTCTCCTGGATTAAGTGAAGCAATCATTCCTGGTGCAAGTTCTATAGTGGTTTCATCTTCTGAATCTACCAGCAAATCATTTTCAACCGCTTCAAGTTCTCCAACATCAGCTCCACTTGGACTATCAGCTTCACTTTCAATAAAAATTGCATACAATCCGCTTATAACCGCAGCCATCAATTCTGCTTCAGTATAATTCCCAAGCTGTTTTAAATTTTCGATAACTGGTGACAATATTGGTATTCCCCTTACTTGCTCAGGTCTTTCAGTAAAAAGAAGATGAATTATATTTTTTTGATTCTCGCTTCCATAAACTCTAATAAATTTTTCTGTTACTGCACCAGTCGCATCCAATGGATGTTCAGATGAAACATAATAACCTTCGACCCTTCCATTTTTATCTATCTTTACTCCTTCAACTACACTTTTATCCGAAAGCATATTGTTAGGCGTATAAATTCTATCAGGTTCTAAAATTTCCAATTTCAAACTATATGGATTTTTAGGCGTTTCAAAATAATTTAATTTTATAAAGCACTCTCCATTTAGTAGCACTGTCAAAAACACAAGTTCTTGAACTTGATAAAAATTCATAGTTCCTAAATTATCAATCTTATCTTTCGACCAAAGTTCAAATTCTTTTTCAATCAATTCTTCTACCTTAGCCGCTTCATCATCACTTATCCCTATTGTTTCACTATCAATAGCCGCTTTTAATTTCAATCCACTTCCCACAACATTTGTATTAATGGTTTTTAATGCTCCAGTTGCAACGGAAGTTCCCATATATAAATCTCTTGAACGCTCAATTAATTTCTTGCGATTTTTATAAATATCTTTTTTAACACCACCCGCAGTACTTTGCCAACCTATCATTGCTTTTTTAGTAGTCGAAGCTCCATGATTAGAATATCCAGTATTTAAAATTTCCAGTTTTCTTCTTGCTTTAAACCGTTCTACTCCTTTTTGTGGATTAAATACTGCCACTAAATTGTCAATAAAATTCATAGCACACCTCCTTTTCTAACCTTAAAGATTTCTAGGAACTCCTCTTCTTACTCTTCTTTTTCCAATACTATTTAATTTTTGCAATTCATTTTCCCAATAAGCTCTCCCTTTTCTTATTTCGTCTATCCCCATTCGAGTAAGTTCTCTTGTCCCGATTTTATAACTTTTCCCTGTTAAAGCTGCTCGTTCAGCTTTACTATATTCAACTATCATTTCCAAAATATATTCCCTTGAATAATTTGATTTTCCCATTTATTTAATTCCTTTCGACAATATTTTTCTCCTTTTACTAACTCTCTGCGTTCTTAATCCGTTTAATAAATCAGTTGAATATCTAATATTCAAATCTGGATTAGCAATTCTCAATGCCGCCTGTGCATAATTCCGAATGTCCAAAGGCTCATTTCTTTTGTCTCCGATTGTTTTCCACTCGATTTTAGCCTGTCCTTTGCTGAATGTAACAACTTTTATTTCAGAAGTAAGCCCTTTAAAATAAATTTCGTCATATCCGCGCTTAGGATTGTTTGGATAGTGCATATATTTAGCACCTGGTTCTGCTACTTTAAGATTACTCATTATCGTATCTTTCCCAGTATTAACTCCCAAGACAAACAAGGAAATTCCTCCTTTGTTGTTTTTGCTAGGTCGTGAAATAAGAGGTCTTCCAGCTTCTCCGCTTCCTTTTATACCAAATATATTCAGTTGTTCCCTTGCCTTTACATACCTATAAACATCATCAGTATGATGTCCCCCTGTATCAACACAAGCACAAGCAACCCTTATTTTTTCTCCGTTCTGATAAGAATAATCTTTCAACAAAATTTGGTCTAATTCATTCCAAACATAAGGTAAAGCAGGATTTCCCATAATCACTTTATAATAAATCCCCCAGCTTTCTTCACCTTTAGCCCATCCAACAATTTCGACTTCAAGTCTATTATCTTGAACATCGACACCAGCAGTAAGCACATTAACCTTGTCAGGAATTTCTACTTCCTCATAAGTCCCATCTTCATGATTCAAATATTCGCCATAGTCTTCAGCCCTTGCCTGTATTTCTTCAAAGTTGAATCTTTCAACTTTTTCTTCCCAACACTCCCCAAGAGCCGTATTGACAAATACTTTCATAAGCTGTTCATCGCCTTTTGCCGCTCTAAATTTACGAATCATACTAGCCCATTTGGTAAACGGACTATATAACTCCGATACATGAAATCCTCTTGAAATATGCGGATCTACATCAGGATTTGTACTTCTCCATTCACCTTTAATAAGGTTTCGTTTCCACTCGTACTCTGTTGAAGTTTCCATACATTTCTCACATTTATGTGACACATCTTCAAAAACGATATTTCCCCATTTCAAAGTTTGCATCTCTCCACATTTTGGGCAAGGAATATAATACTCGTCTTTTGAGCTATTCTCGTATTCAAGCTCTATCCTGCTCCCACCTTTGATAGTTGGTGTGCTTGTCAAAACTATTTTACTGTTTGGCCAAGTTTTTACCCTTTCAATCGCCAAATTCAATGGATCTCCATCGTTTTTAGCACTTCGAGGGAAACGGTCAATTTCATCTGCTAATAAAATTCTAATTGGTCTACTTGCTAATTCTGAAGCTGAATTACTCCCAGTTAAAACAATGTATCCGCCTGAAAATTCTTTTTGCCTTTTTGTATCCCTGGCATCAGTACTTTCGATAACTTTGCTCCTAAGTTGTGGTGTCGATTGAATCATGTCATTAAGCCTTGTTGTTGAAAAATCAGCTGCCATATCTTTCGTGGGCATTAAAAACATAATCGGAGAAGGTTCGTAGTCCATAAAATATCCAACTGTATTCATAAGAATTTCTGTTTTTGATAACTGAGCCCCATACATCATCACAACTTTTTCTGTATTTTTATCAGAAATTGCCCTCATTACTTCTCTTTGAAATGGCACTCTGTCAGTTTTCCATTTTCCTGGAATTGCTGAACTTTTAGTTGATAAAACTCTATACATATCCGCCCAAGTATCAATTGTTAATTTTGGTGGTGGCTTTAAAACTAAGGCAATTTTTTTAAATAATTTAACTGTTCTTTTTAGGTCTTCCTCTAGTTCTCTTTTCACTTTCAACTTTCACTTCCATATCTTCCTCATTTTCTATAAAAATTTTATTATTTTTAAACATATCGGGATCATATTCGCTAAGTTCTTCTAAAACCTCGAATATTTCATCTTGGATGACATCCTGAATTTCCCCAAGATTATCCGCTGCAATTACAGCCGGCGCTACCTTACTAGATATAGAAAGCAGCTTCCCTTTAATATTCATAAGCATATCAGTCATCACTTTTTCGACAATAGTTGCTAAATGTAATTGATTTTTAGTTTCCTTGATTTTTAGATCTTTTAGTTCTGTGTCTTTTTTTATTCGTTTTATCTCTTCCTTGATTTTTTCATCTTTTAAATTCAAATCCACATCATTTTTAGATTCAATATACTCAATATATCCAAGTACATTTTCCCAAAACAGATACTTGCCTTTTTCCGTTTTTTTTATTATTCCTTCACTAGCTAAATTGCGGAGGTGCCTATCTGTTATACCTAGCAATTTTGCTAACTCGTTTGCCTTTATTATCTGATTCTCTTTTACTAACATAATACCTCCATTTCGGAACGGAACTAAAACTTAAAAAAGTCATCATACATATTTTTTCTGGGGCTTCGAACCCGTTCGCTCTTTTTTGACTTCTCAGAAGTACCTTTTTAATCAAAATTTTATTTTTTCTTTGTTTTCGCTTTAACGATTGTTTGGTGTATTTGCTATTTTGAGTATTTGTTCTCTACTTCTGCCAACTTATCTCTCAATCCCTTGTCTTCTTCTCTCTGTTTCTTCATTCCTACTCTACATCTATCAAGATATCTGTCATATACCATTATCTTTAATCCATCTATCTTGTCGTCTATATCTTTTCCAATCTCTTCTAATTTGTCCAAGAGTTCCAAATTTCTTTCGATTCTTTCTTTTATGTATTTTTTTGTCCCATAACAAATAATTTGAAATAGTATTAATATTACTGCTATATTAATAACAAAACTTGCAATCAATAATATAATCAACATTTATTATCCCTTTCTTTGATTCTTAGACAAAAAAGAGCCGACTTATAAATAGACTATTTCTAATCTACATATAAATCGGCTCATTAACTTTCATAACTCTTGCCTTTATCCAATTGTATTTGTTTTTTTTCTTTTGATTACTTTTCCATTATTGAAAACAATCGTCATTTCTCTTTCCCCTTTTTTCTTCATCTCTTCTAACAAAATCACTATAAAGTGAAAAAGATTTTTATTATTTTCAATTTGTTTTATCTGCTCTTTACTAAGCATTTTATCACTCCTTTATTATACCTTATTTTATCAATATTTGCAACTGTTTTAAATAATATTTTTACACTCTAATTGCAAAAAATACAATCAAATTTATTGTTGCATAAATCAACAAAATATTTAAAAACCAAAAAACTAAAAAATACGCTACATTGTAAGGTGTATAATCAATTTTAGTTATTCCTCTTAATTTCTTCTTTACATCTTCAACTAAAGCATACAGATAACTAACTAAAAAGAAAACTAAAAATATTGTAACTGCTGCGCTTAAAATTCTCATTATTATTTCCATTATTCCTCCTCTGTTATTACAATCGCATTATCAATTGTAACTCTGCGATTGTTTTCGCTTATTAAGTTTAATGATATTCTTCCGCTCTCATCCGAATCTCTTACTCTTATCATTCCTTTATATTCTTTTAAGAGTTTCCCGTCGAGAGTATAAATTTGTACTGTCCTTTTTAGCCCTTTCGTATCGCTTTCCCAATCTTTTTGAGTATCTTCCCATCTTGCACAGCTTCCTGCCAATCCCAAAATTGTAATTCCTAATAATAATTTTTTCATTTCAAATCCTCTCCATAATTATTTATCTTATCATATTGTTCCCTCATTTTTTTAAGTTCCGATTCACACTCAGATATTTTATCCTCAAGTTCTTTAAGCTCACCTTTATTTTTACTTTCTAGATATTCTTTTAATTTTGCAAATTTTTTATCAAATTGAGAACTTATTTCTTCTGTTGACAAACTCCAACTTTGATAATCTTTCATATTACTCAAACGTATATCAAACTGTATTTTCTTTTCATAATTTAACTCAAACGATATAATGAGATAATCTATATAATTCATGCTTTCTTTTATTTCGAAGTTTTTGACTGTTTCATCTTTCAATATTTCAGTTAATTCTTTTATCTTTATTCCGTATAATTCAATAAGTTTCATTTTATCCCCTCACTTCTTTTTATACTTGTCTTTATTTAATATTTTTTTAAAAGTTGCTCTTTTGTCATTTTTATCCCAAAAATTTCCAAAGAAACCACGTTTTTCCCAGTTTTTTAAATTGAATTGCATCCTATCCTTGTTTTTCATTTATTCCTCCTAATCTTTTTCTAATAAAAACGACTTTTCACGACTGAACTTTATTTTTCCTCGTAAATTTCCAAAGTTCCTTGAATTTCATCGTCTTCGATTACAAACGTTCTACCATTTGTAGTTTTGTAATAGAATAATGTGAATTCATCGCTATCTTCTTTTTTGTTATCTAATTCAAGCAGTTGACACATTTCAATTAGAAGTCCTTTTTCCAACAAATTATTATCCCAAACTTCTAAAAAAATTCTTTCATAATCTTGCTTTTCTTTATCAGTCATTCTTTATCCTCCTTAAATGCCTTAAAATGATTTTTATAAATCTTTTTCAACTCTTTTACGAGTTCCACATTTAACCACACCCCTTCAATATAATATTTATTCTTAAACGTTTCCTTACCTGTTGCGTGAAATTCCTGATGATGTTTAGCACACAAACTCATAAATGGTGTTTTTAATCCATCGCAATTTTTGTATCCGCCTATGCTTGCCACTGAGTTCCAATGATGTAGTTCTATTGTGTTGTACTCATTATGCTCTTTTCCGCAGATACAGCAAACTCTTTTTTTTAAGCAAGCGATTACATATCTTTGTGTTATATTGTCGATTTCCAATATGTGTTTATACCTTTTATCGTGTTTGCCTAAAATATATAAATTTATTCCAAGTTCTAACGCTTGTTCTATGATAAACGATATAAATTCATTTGCCGTTTCCATATCGCATTTTGCTGTAGAAAAGTCTAATCTATCTGTGGATATTGCAAATTGCTCTTTCATTAGTTCCTTAATCTCTATCAAGGTATACCCAATTTCATCTCCAAACTGCTTTAATAAAACGTGTATCAGTCCGTTCTGTGCCTGCGATAACTTTTTTACTGGAATAACCTTGATTGGAAAATGGTTTAAGTATTCCTCCAATTTTTCTTTTATTCCTGGATAAACTTTTTCCACAGGTAAGGTTATTATTATTTCCTGATTCGAGATTTCTGTGTAAGCCATTTCTTTTTAGCCTTCCTTTTCTTAATAAATTTAATATCCTTAAACAAATCAGCATTAAGTTTTGTAAATTCAAATTCACGTTTGCTCATTTCTGTATTACATAATATATTTGCTTTTATTCTTTTGAATGTTTTCTCTTTTTCATCCATTTT